TTAAATGTCTACAACAGATAAGAATTTTAAAGTAAAGAACGGACTCAATGTAGCTGGAGAAGCCACATTTGGGTCTAATGTCATTTTAGGACAAACCCCACTTAGATTTGATACAGCAACAAATAAGCTTCAAATACAGCTAAATGGAACATGGACTCCAATAGCTTTTAATTCAGAAATTCCAGATCCATCTTCACAAATTAGCTTTATGGATATTGGCTTAGCTATAGATTATAATGGCGAGCCAGTCTATACAGTTCAAGCAAATGGCGTTAATCCAGGAGCAACAAGCAAATTTGTAGATGGCGGGTCTCCGTATTCTACAGATTCAGACGTCTCAATGGTTTTTGACTCAGGAGTCATATCTTAAACCAGTAAGTGATACAATAGGCAGTATAAATAAAATATATAAGGGGTACCAAAATGGCAACAGTAAGATTACAGTTAAGAAGAGGAACATCAACTGAATGGGATACCGCTAACCCAACATTAGCAGCGGGAGAAATTGGTATTGAGACAGATACCAACACATTTAAATTTGGCGATGGGCAGACAGCATGGAATAGTTTGTCATATGCGCTTTCAGACACAGTAGATGATTACGTTCTTCTTAGTACAAAAGGTGTAGCCAATGGAGTTGCCTCCCTTGACTCTTCTGGCTTTGTGCCAGCATCTCAGTTGCCTCCTCTTGCTAAAGTTACTGTTAGCGCAGTAGCTAACGAAGCAGCAAGACTAGCTCTCACAGCAGAAGCTGGAGATATTGCAATTCAGTCAGATAATGGACAGTCTTATGTTCTTTCTGCATCTCCAGCATCAACAAATGCAAACTGGAAGTCTTTGGTTGGTTCAGAAGCTGTTGTGGATACAGTAGAAGCATCATTAGTTGCTGGAGCAGGCCTAGATAAAACCTATGATGATGCAGCAGGAACAATTACAATTGATATTGATTCAACAGTTGCAACTAAAACTTATGCAGATCAAGCAGAAGCAGATGCAGTTTCTACCGCAGCAGCAGACGCTACTACAAAAGCTAACGCAGCTCAAGCAGCGGCTATCTCAGCAGCAGCGACAGATGCAACAACAAAAGCAAACGCAGCTCAGGCAGCAGCATCAACTGCGCTTACAAATCACGAAGCAGATACAACTAGTATTCACGGTATAGCAGACACATCTATACTTGCAACAACAACTGGAACACAAACTCTTACAAATAAAACACTTACATCTCCAGTAATTAATACACCAACTGGAATTACTAAGTCAGATGTAGGTCTTTCAAATGTTGATAATACGTCTGACGCAGACAAGCCAATTTCTTTGGCTGCACTTTCAGCTCTTGGAGCAAAAGCTCCACTAAATTCACCAGCACTTACTGGCGATGCAACTGCAGTTAACTTAACACTTTCTGGTAACTTGACAGTAAATGGATCAACATCAACAATTAATTCAACAACACTTACAGTTCAAGATAAAGATATTGTTCTAGGACAAACTTCAACTCCAACAGATGCCGCTGCAGATAATGGCGGAATAATTCTAAAAGGAACAACTGATAAATCAATTAAGTACAGCCTTGCAAAGTCAGCATGGGATATTTCAGAAAATATCAATATTCCTGGTGATAAGGCAGTTAAAATCAATAATATTGAAGTTTTGACAGTAAGTACAGTTTTAGGAAAAGCGCTTCCAGGCATAGTTGTTGGAACATCTGAAACTCAAACGCTAACCAACAAAACAATAGATAGCCCAACAATTGATACACCAACATTTACAGGAACATTCACCCTTCCAATAACTACAAGCATTGGAAATGTTTCTGCAGATGAAATGCAGATGCTAAACGGAGTAACATCAAACGTACAGACTCAGATCGACGCCAAGGCGCCTTCTGCTTCACCTACATTTACTGGTACAGTCACTCTACCTACAGCAACAAGCATTGGTTCAGTATCAGCAACTGAGCTAGAACTTCTAAACGGAGTAACATCAAACGTACAGACTCAGATTGATACAAAACTTGCATCTGCAACTGCAGCATCAACATACGCACCACTAAATTCACCTACATTTACTGGTACAGTAACACTTCCTGCAAACACAAGCATCGGAGATCTATCTATCTCAGAACTAGCTTTGCTTGACGGAGTAACATCAAACGTACAGACTCAGATCGACGCCAAGGCACCTTCTGCTTCACCTACGTTTACTGGCACAGTAGCATTGCCTGCAACAACAAGCATTGGTTTAGTTTCAGCAACTGAGCTAGAACTTCTAAACGGAGTAACATCAAACGTACAGACTCAGATCGACGCCAAGGCGCCTTCTGCTTCACCTACGTTTACTGGCACAGTAGCATTGCCTGCAACAACAAGCATTGGTTTAGTTTCAGCAACTGAGCTAGAGCTTCTAAACGGAGTAACATCAAACGTACAGACTCAGATCGACGCCAAGGCACCACTAAATTCACCTACATTTACTGGTACAGTAACACTTCCTGCAAATACAATTTCACAATCAATGATGGGTGACGATTCAGTTGGAACTAATGAAATTGGTGGACTTGCAGTAACAACTGAAAAAATTGCAGATTCAGCTGTCACAACTGCTAAACTTGCAGATGATTCAGTTACATCAGGTAAAATTGTTGCTGGAACAATTGTTAATAGCGATATTAACGCAACAGCAGCAATTGATTGGACCAAGATTGCAGCATCATCAACAGTTTCTGCAACTGAGCTTGGATATCTTGATGGAGTTACATCTGCAGTTCAAACACAGATTGACACTAAAGCGCCTCTAGCATCACCTACATTTACAGGCACCGTATCTCTACCAACAGGAACTGTAACTTCAGGTATGATTGCCGATGGAACAATTGTTAACGCAGATATCAATGCTTCTGCTGCAATTGCTCTTTCAAAAATTGCAAGTGGAACAAGCGGACAAATTATTGTTGCTAACTCATCTGGGGTACCAACATGGGTAAGCGAATCTGGAGATGTAACTATCAGTGATACTGGAGTTACAGCAATTTCTGCTGGAGTAATTGTTGATGCAGACATAAATGCATCTGCAGCAATTGCACAATCTAAGATTTCTGGCTTAACATCGGATCTTGCATCTAAAGCTCCCACTGCTAGCCCAACATTTACAGGAACAGTTTCTGGTATTACAAAAACTATGGTTGGTCTTGGCAATGTTGACAACACATCAGATGCATCAAAGCCAATTTCAACCGCTACACAGACAGCACTTGATCTAAAAGCTAATAAAGCAGCTCCAACATTTACTGGAACAGTTACAGCATCAAATGATCTAGTTGTTGATGGAAACTTAACCGTAAACGGAACAACTTTTAACGCATCATCAACATCTATTACAATTGAAGACAATATGGTACAGCTAGCTCATCAAAATGCAGGAAACTCCGTAGACCTAGGTATTGTAGTTGCATATAACGATGGAGCAGCAAAACATGCAGGTCTTGTGAGAGATGTATCCGATTCCAAGTGGAAGTTGTTTAAGGGAGTAACAACAGAACCTTCAACAACAGTAGACTTTACACAAGGATCACTTGATGACCTTAAGGTTGCAGCATTTGAGGCAACAACAGTCACTCCATCATCTGGTATCGTCTTTTCTGACGGAACACAGACAAAAGAGGGAATAGTCTCACGGACACCAATTGTTTCAAAAACAGATTCTTATACTCTTTCAGCACTAACTGAAAGAGACTCTTTGATTGAAATAAATAAAGCAACAGCAGTTACATTAACAATTCCTACAGATGCAACAATTGATTATCCAATTGGAACATCTATTGATATTCTTCAAACTGGAGCAGGACAAGTAACAATTGCTCCAGTATCTGGAACAGTTACAGTAAATGCAACACCAGGATTAAAGTTGAGAACTACATGGTCTTCTGCAACACTCTTTAAGAGAGCAGCAAATACATGGGTTGTCTTCGGAGATTTGACAGCGTAATATAAACATTTAATAAGAAATAGGAGATTAAAAAATGGCATCAGGTAAAAGAATAGGTAAAAAGTCCCAGGCATCGAATGACTTCTTGGAGCCATTAGCACCAATAAGCGTATCTGGAACTAATATTGGAACAAATAGACCGTACAATAACGGTGCAGTTTCTGTATCCTTCTCTTTGCCAGCTCTATCTCCTAATGCAACATCTTTTACAGTAACAGCAAGTACAGGCCAAACAGCATCTGGTTCATCTTCACCAATTGTTGTTCAAGGAATTGCATCAACCGCAACACCAACATTTACAGTAGTAGCAACTAATGCCGCAGGAAATTCTCAAGCATCTGCAGCCTCTGCTGCAGTTACAGTAACTACAGTTCCACAAGCACCAACAGTAACAGCTGCAAACGTAGGCACAAATCGACCATATAACAATGGCGCAGCAACTATTACAGCAACTGGTGGCGCAACTGGCGGCTCTGCAATTACATCTTATACTGCTACATCAAATCCATCAACAGGATCTTTTAATTCTGGCTCACCAATAACATTTACAGGCCTTGCTTCAGCAACTGCTTATACCTTTAGCGTAACAGCAACAAATGCTAATGGAACATCTGAAGCTACAACAACAAATTCAATTACCGCAACAACAGTTCCTCAAGCACCAATAGTTACAGCTGCAAACATAGGAATTGGCCGTGCATACAATAACGGCGCAGCAACTATTACAGCAACAGGTGGTGCAACTGGTGGTTCTGCAATCACTTCCTATACCGCAACTTCAAGCCCATCTTCATTTACAGCATCTGGAGCATCTCCAGTAACTGTATCAGGCCTTGCTTCAGCAACTGCTTATACCTTTAGCGTAACAGCAACAAATGCTAATGGAACATCAACTGCTACAACATCAAACTCAATAACTGCAACTACAGTGCCAGATAGACCTACAGCAACTGCAGCTAATATAGGAACAGGACGGCCATACAATAACGGCGCAGCAACTATTACAGTAACAGGTGGTGCAAATGGTGGTTCTGCAATTACATCTTATTTGGTAGGCTCAACTGTTGCAGGTCATAATGATACGTCTTCTGGTTCATCTCCACTAACTTTAGGAAATCTATTATCAGGAGGGTCTTATGCATTTAACGTAATTGCAACAAATGCAAACGGAACTTCTCAGGGCGCAATAGCAACAAACTCAATTACAGCAACTACAGTTCCTCAAGCGCCACAAAATGCAACAGCAACAGCTGGAGTTAATCAAAATACAGTTAACTGGCAAATAGGAGCTTCTGGAGGATCCGCATTAACAAAGCACAATGTTACAGGATCTGATGGGTCTGCATCTGGAGACCTAGCTGCAAATGCTACATCTGCAACTATTGCTGATACTCCTAACACATCTCAGACATATTCTGTAACTGCAACAAATGCAAACGGAACCTCCCTTGCTTCAAATGCAACAGCTAACGTTACAACTATAGCTCCGTTCTTCCCATTCTTCCCGCCATTCTTCCCACCGTTCTTCCCGTTCTTCCCGCCGTTCTTCCCTCCATTCTTCCCTCCATTCTTCCCACCGTTCTTCCCATTCTTCCCACCATTCTTCCCACCATTCTTCCCACCGTTCTTCCCACCGTTCTTCCCGTTCTTCCCACCATTCTTCCCGTTCTTCCCACCGTTCTTCCCGCCGTTCTTCCCTCCATTCTTCCCACCGTTCTTCCCATTCTTCCCACCATTCTTCCCACCATTCTTCCCACCGTTCTTTCCACCGTTCTTCCCGTTCTTCCCACCATTCTTCCCGTTCTTCCCGCCGTTCTTCCCGCCTACATTTGGGCCTTATTTCCCAGGATTTAAAGCACCGTTCTTCCCAGGATTTGGACCGTTCTTCCCAGGATTTGGACCGTTCTTCCCACCGTTCTTCCCAAGCTTTGGTGGAGGACCGTACTTCCCATACTTTAGAGGATACTAAATAAAATATACTTTTCTTTTCTAGAATAGTATGATAAGATGTTATAGTAGAAATGAGATACTATGGAATGGTATGACCTGCCACGAATTGAAAAAACAAATTCAAGAATTGAAACAAAAAGTATTGACGATAAAATTATTGTTGAAAATCTTGAGTATGGTATAAACCTTTATAAAAATGCAATAAGTAAAGAAGACTGCCAAAAATTAATTAATATTTTAGAGCAAGAAATATCTTTAGGTAAAAGAGGTATTAAGTGGAATGGCGCAACGGTCAATGGTAAAGATATTCCAACTTCTCATGCTAGAAATTGCTACGATTTAAAGTTTAAAAGAGATCAAGTTGGTAAAAATGTTGCTGATAGCGATGTTTTAAAAGAATGCTATGATATAGTCGATGTTGGTTTAAATAAATCCTTGAGGCATTATGAGTCAGTATGGAACTTTAATATTAATTATAAGGAAGCCTTCAACTTTGTTAAATATTTACCAGGCGAATTCTTTAAAATACATGCCGATCATGGACCATACTACACATGTACAGTTTCTGCGGTTGTTTATTTAAATGAAGATTATGAAGGCGGGGAAATTGAATTTCCTAGACACGATATTACAATAAAGCCAAACACTGGAGACATAATATTGTTTCCGTCTAACTTTGTTTATGAGCATGCATCTTTAGATGTAAAATCAGGAACAAAATACGCTGTGGTTGTTATGATGGATTATAATGATCTTTATCACGATGAAGAGAACGGGAAAAAATATTAAAATACTGTTTCAGTCTTTTAGGCCTTGGCTAAATAAGTTTAGCCCATCAGTTCCAAGACCAACACAACAAACTATTCCTAACTGGTACAAAGAAGCCGACAGGTTTGCAAAGATGCCAAATGGTGAATATTATAAGGCTACAAAAGAGATATGTCCTGTTTCAAAAGAAGGCGACCCAAAAGATTTTGGTAAGATCCCAACATGGAAAGCTTGCCCAGCTATATTAGATGCTTTTATGACAGGATATGTTTTAAGCACTCCGTGTGATTTAGTATTTTCAAAAAATAAAAATGGTAAGATTTCTGTAGAAGTAAAAGATAAAAAACATGTCAGCTTTGTAACAGAAAGAACTCCTATGGATCAATTTCCAGCACCTATTGGTTACTATGAAGATCATTTTGCGTGGTATCCAGAATGGGGAATCCAGGTACCAGAAGGATATAGTGCATTGTTTATGACACCAATGAATAGATTTGATTTACCATTTTTAAACACAAGCGGTGTTGTTGATAATGATAAAGTTCACCTACTTGGAACATTCCCATTTTTTATTGCAAAGGACTGGGAAGGAACCATCCCAAAGGGAACTCCATTTTTGCAGATTCTTCCATTTAAAAGAGAAGACTGGGATCACGATGTTGAATATTTAAAAATAAAAGAAATGCAAGATAAGTTAGTTGAAAATGCAAATTTTTATCGTCAGCCTGACGGTGGAATATACAAGTCAAAAATTTGGACAAAGAGGGATTACAAATGACAACGCAAACTAAAAGTACGGCGCCTACTTGGAGCAGCAAAGAAGAGCTAGCCCCTGGAATATTTGTTTACAGAGATGTATTAAAAAAAGATCTGGACATAATCAATAGACTTGAAAGTTCAGTTGGGCAAGTTGGAACCAAAGAAAAAAGATACACATTCCAGCCAGCTTATGTAGGGTATCAGCAATTAATGCCAGACTATAGAGATTGTGTGGACATTAAATTCAAGAAAAGCGATATTGCTTTAGACAAAAGCGAAGATGCCGAAAAGCTAAAATCTTTATGGCAAGACGTATATGATGCTCAATATCCAGCTGTTGTAGATTATTGTAAAGGACACAATATTATGGAGCTAAAATATTGGGAAGCTTTTAATTTTATAAAGTATGGAGAAAGCCAGCACTTTATGGAGCACCAAGATCATGGATATTCATACAACTGCGTCCTATCACTTGTAGGATATGTTAATGACGATTACGAAGACGGTGGACTGTATTTTAGACTTCAAAATTTAGATATCAAGCCAAAGGCTGGAGACCTATATGTTTTCCCTTCTAACTTTATGTACCCTCATCAAGCCAAGGCGGTAACAAAAGGAACAAAGTATTCTATAGTAACAATGCTTGACTATAGCAAAAAGTTTCATACTCCAGACATGTATGATCCAAAATGGGATAACGAAGTAAATGAAAATAACAGTCTATAAAAATAAGCAAACTAGATCTAAAATTGAGCAAACTAAAGTCAAAAGAGACTGGATGGATGAGACTATAGATGGTCATGCCTATAAGTGTTTCCCAGTATCTCTGGGAAATACAATTGGGTGGTCGATTTCTTTTCTGGATGACATTGAATTTATTTGGGATGGAATTTCAGATACAACTCCAGACCATGTAACTATTTTATCAGCTCCAGTAGGTGTTTGTACAACAAAAAGAGCAAATGCTACTATAAGTTTTTATTCTGGTTTCTACTTTGATACACCAGATAATGTCTCAATGTTGCAGATAGTCCCACCCAATTTCTTTGTAGATGGCGCAACGCCATTTACAACAGTAATATCAACTTCAGTTTTAAAAGAAGCTATCCCTATTGCTTGGAAAATTACAAGACCAAACACCGTGATTAAAATTCCAGCTGGAATGCCAGTTGCTACATTCATTCCAATATCATTAAAAGAGTACCAAAATGTTGAGCTTGAAATTAAAGACAAAGTCTTTAAGGATATTGATTGGGAAGAAAAGGAAGAGATGTTGAGGGTTTGGGAAGAAATTACTAAAAAGGGCGGGTTTACAAATTTTTACAGAGACGCAGTAGATTATCTAGGCAATAAGATAGGTAGTCATGAGGTCAAGTCTTTAAAGTTAAAAATTACCGACCTTACTTCCAAAGACGAGAAATGATATAATACAAATATGAACTCAACAAATCAAGACGCCTCAGTAGTTTACAAAACACCATCTCTAACCCCCTCTGGGTTCTTTGGATCCAGCAAGGATATGATAGTTGAGCTAGAAAATTTTATGACTCAAGAGGAGATAGACTTTCTTGAGGCAGCGGCTAGAAAAATTACTATATGGGATGTAACAGAAAGCCATGTCAATGAAAATGGTACAACAGTATATGATGCTAACTATTGGAAAGATAGAGTTTGCACAAGCCCATCTTTAGATAAAAACGATCCAGCAATTAGACCAATTCTTCAAGGTCTTTTTGAAAGACTAAAGCCAATTGTTGAAGATTTTTATAAAGTTAAAGTGACTCCAACTGGAACAACAATTGTTCGTTGGCTTCCTGGGCAATTCCAGAAACCGCATGCCGATAAAGAACTCCATGAACTTCCAGATATTGGATTGCCAAATGATTTTCCATGCTACGATCTTTCAAGTTTATTTTATTTAAACGATGACTACGAAGGTGGAGAACTATATTTCCCACTGCAGGGAGTTCAATTTAAACCTAAAAAAGGGGCAGCCTATTTCTTCCCAGGTGATATGAATTATATTCATGGGGTAACTGAAATTAAAGGTGCTATTAGATATACCTGTCCATTTTTCTGGGAAATACTAGAGCATACTGGAGAAAATCAACCAGACCCAAATAAAAAATATCATAGAACACTACTAGATGGAGAAATAAATCAATGAGTACTTCAGAAAGATTGACGCCAGATATTTTAGTATTTAAAGACTTTTTAACAAAAGAGGAATCTAAAAAAGTCATAGATGTTTTAGAAGCACAGGTTGCAAATGAAAAGCTATCTTGGACTCCTATTACTTTTTATGAATCATACTCATCAGTTTTGCCACAAGACGGAGATGAAGAGCTAGAGCAATTTGGCTTACCTTCAGATTTCTTTTCAACACTTCAATCTAGAATTATTGATGCTGTTGCTGAAGTACACGGAAATGTTTCTTCTGATATACATAAAATTGGATTCCATGCTCAGAAGTGGGAGCCAGGAGCGTATGCTAAAGAGCATTCAGATAACACAGACTTGCAAGGAAATACAGGACCCTTTGAGAGAAGTAGGTATGCAGCTTTCTTGTATCTAAATGATGAGTTTGAAGGCGGACAATTAATATTTAATAAGCAAAACCATACACTAGTTCCAGAAACTGGGACTCTGGCATCTTTCGCTGGCGGCTTTGATAATACTCATGAGGTTACAATGATAACTTCTGGCATAAGATATACCCTAGGCTCATTTTGGGATAATCGGTCACCAGAATCCTACCCTCAAGAAACAATAGATGCCTGGGATGCGGAAATGAAAAAGATTCGAGAAGAGCAGGAAGTTATAAAGTCAGAGTGGCAAGATGCATTAAAAGAAGGATATAAAATAGATCTAGATGGAAATAAATATAAAATAGAGGAGAACGACTAATGAAACTAGAAGAAAAATTACATGAAAATGTTTACATGTATTCGGATGTAATTGAGAATCCTCAAGCCATCCTAGACTTAATTAATAAACTTGACTCAGATGAAAGAGTTCACAAGGTTATTCCAAAATGGAACAACTGGAACTCAAGCAGCCGAGATGGAAATATATTTGGAAAGAAAAAAGACTTTAACCTTTCCGAAGTAGAAAACCTAGATGAAGATGTTAGAAAAGATGTAGATCTTATTATTTCTACAATTAGAGACGCTATTAAAAATATAGCAGAGGCATTTATTGTAGATAGAGGTCTAAAGGGAGTTCCCAACGTATCACCATTTGTTGGTATATCTAAATACATTCCAGGATGTGCCATGGGCGCCCACTTTGACAGACAGGCTGGAGACAACAGCCTTGAATGGTCAATTATTATTTATTGGAACGATGACTACGAAGGTGGAGAAATCTCATTTGTTATCAGGCCAGAAGATCTAAGATTAGAAATGAATGGTCACCTAAGACCACCTGACGATGCCTTGGACCCAAGGACTAAAGATATGGTTACGTTTACAGCTAAGCCAAAAGCTGGAAGCGCATTAATTTTTCCATCTACGGACCCATACAAGCATCAAGTTCACATTATGAAAGAGGGAGATAAATACATTACTCCAGGATTTATATTTGTTGATGGTTATGTTGTAGGAGGTCCAGGAGGACCATCTGAAGAATACATTAAGCAATACCATGAGCAAAATCAAGGAATGATGTAATCATTGCCAGATTATAAAATTGCAAAGTTATCTGATCAAGTTTATGAAATACAAAACTTTCTAACAAAAAAAGAACTTGATCAGGTAATGCAATTTGCTAGGTCAAAAAATGATTTAGACTGGCACGGAGAAGATGTACAGTATGACTTTTGGTCAGATAAAGTTCTAAATAGAAGATTAATAAATGAAGAGCCATTGTTTAGTAACATATACGAGAGGGCTTATGGGTTATTTACAGGTAAAATAGAAATAACTGGAATAAACCTTCAAAGGTATATGATTAATGATGCCCTAGGTGAACACACAGATGATCACGATGGGCACAGGCTTAACAATGAAAAAGTTTTTTATGGGATAGTTATATATTATAATGATGATTATAAGGGTGGCGAGCTGATGTACTCACACCTCGGAATAAAGCATAAGCCAATTGCAGGGTCATTGCTTTTACATGGCGGTGAAGTACTTCATGGAACTCTTCCAGTTCAAGATAATGTAACTAGATATATATCTACAATGTTTGTAAAGCATAAACTAAATGAAGTTGTGTCTTTAAATAAAGATGTTTTTGGAGAAATCGATGGAATATAGAGGCAACAGTGGTCAAGAAAGATTTGTTTTAGACCTTCTTAAAAATAAGAAAAACGGATACTATGTTGAGTTAGGGGCTTTTGATTCTCAAAAAGGCAGTAACACTTATCATCTAGAAAAAGATTATGACTGGAGTGGAGTGTCATTCGAGATAGATCCAGAACGACACGCAGAATTTGTTTCAAATAGAGAAAACCCATGTATCCTTGGAGACGCTACACACTTTAACTATATTTCTTATTTTGAAGAAAATAATTTCCCAAAGCAGATAGACTATCTTCAAGTTGACATTGACGCAGGGTATACACCAGAAGGAAACTCTGTCGGAAACCCGTATCTAACATTACATGGACTAATATCTGTTCCATTAAGCAAGTATAGGTTTTCTATAATTACCTTTGAGCATGACTCACAAATTGAATATAATAATAAGGGAATGCGTGAAGCTCAAAGAGAGATTCTATCTTCACTAGGATATAAGCTTGTTGTTAGGGAATGGCATGAAGATTGGTGGGTAGATCCATATGCAATACCGTATTTGGATTTCAGAGAAAAATTTAAGATGGCGTGGACATAATGAGCGGTCAATTAAAACAAGAGCACCATGACGTTGTAAAAGATTACACTGATTCTGTTGCAAACAAAAGAAGTGATTCTTACATGCTTACAATTGCTAGAGATGGGGAAGAGCCAGCTAGATCAATTATATTTTTCCCAAATGCGATAGAAGCAGCAGAAGCATACAATATGTATAATGACTGGGGATTTGCTAAGCAATATCTTACCGTAAGGCTTTACGAGCCAACAGGAAAAATAAATGAAAAGGTCTTTAAGAGAAACCAGGCGGGGGACCCAACATTCTTGAGAACAAACTATATAGATGTCACAGAAACACTATTAGGGCTAAAGCCTTTAGTATCTCCTCAAGCATATGAAAATACATGCATGGAGATAATGACCTCGTTTGCTAAAGATAATTGGAGATTTGACCCAGAAAGATTCTTATCAAATCTGGGAATAGACAAAAAGCTAGATTGTTAATTTAGCATTTATTGTAGTATAATATTGAATATGACTCCATACAAAAGAATGCCAAGAAGGCACTTTACTGATCTTCAGTTTAATCCTTACTTTCAGAGTCATGGGTTTTTGGAAAAACAAGAAGCTATTGATAAAAAAAATAAAGAAGATTTAAAGTCCGTATTAAGTTTCTTTAAAAAGATTTGGTTTAAAAAATAATGTCATACTACCTATCCACGATCAAAGATTCACCAACTGGCCTATGGAAACTAGATGAGACTTCTGGTACTGTGGCCTATGATATTTCTGGGTGCGGAAATAACGGTTCTTATGTGGGTGGAATTTCTATATTGGGTATGCCAATTGTTTCTGGTGGAAGACATTCAAATAAAATAGATAGCTCAAAATACATTCAGTTTGTGATATCAAAAGATTTTTCTGGCACCACAGGCACAGGTGGCTTTGCTACACCATCAACTCGTGACAACGACTTTACTTTAGAGGCATGGATACACCCAAAGACAACAACTTCAATGACTCCTATTCTTGCAGACTCAAATGGAGTCGGACTATATTGGGATAATGGAAATGCAGTGTTCAGACTTGAAGATGAAAGAATAGATTATTCTGTACCAAATCCAGATAGAGTCATCCATATTGTAGGAGTGTACTCTGTTTCTTCAATGAGCCTGTATGTAGACGGCTACCTCGTAGTATCTAAGCCAATATCAATTTCTTTTACAAATACAAGCGTGACGTTATCATCTGGCCCATGTCAATCGGGAGAATATTTTTTAATTGACTGCCCAGCTGTTTATAGGTATGCTCTTTCTGCAAACTCAGTGCTCTCACACTATAATAATTTATTTTTAAACAATGACGAGCAGGTCTCTCTTCCAGATCTTGGAGAGTTATTTGTTGGATCGGAAAAGTATCAGTCGATAGAGACTAGGTATGTTTATCCAGCACAAGTCCAGTGGGAGTCATTAATCTATGATAATGAATCTTTGGGTTACAACTCTATTCATAATAGTATTTATTTAAAGCCTGGGTTTACTTCAGGAGAGTTTGTTGAAGATTTAGTCTTAAACATAACACAGGATTATGTTTCATCTAAGATAGACTGGATGTCATCAAAAGGTGTTTCAGTTTATGTTTCCGAAATATCTGAATCTGGACCATGGACAATATGCTCAAATGGATCATCAGTACCAGGATTTACTCAGGGCTCTAGCTTTTCTTCAACAAAGATATTATACTTTAAGGTAGAGTTTGATTCATCAGATTCTGACATTTATATTCCAGAGCTATATTCTTTAAAGGTGTATTTCTATTCTGAAAAAAGCATGTCTTCTCATAATGGCGGAAGCCAGCTTTCTATATCTCAGCCAACCTCTGGATCCGTATGGGACATAGACATCTCTAATAATAATTATCCAGTTAGAGTTAGAAGTTATAACAATGGAATAAGACCAAAATCCTCAGCCTTCTTTGTTAACTCTTTAAATGAAAATCGTAATGTCGAAATGATATTTACTCCAAAATCTTTATCCAGCGGGCACCTTGTGTTTAATAAAACTGGATCAGTTGAGACGGCATTATCATGGGCGGTAGGAGGGACAATAACAAAATCTAACATTAGCAATATATATATTAATGGCCAAGATGCCTCATCTGCTACCAACATATCTTCATATTTATATATAGATGAACCTAACTATATCTTAATAAAAACCTCTAGTGCTATCAGTGGAGAAATTTGGTTTAATGGAAAGCAGCTTTTAGGAGTAAGATCAGGCGTATTGGATGATAATTTATATCAAAACATAGCCTTGTATACAAATCCATTAATTAGCCATGAGGAGCACTATGATTTATATACTGGAAAACCTGCTTCTGTTGCCCAGGGATCGTCAATGGCAATGACAGAAGAGTCCGTATCTACATACTCTAGAGACAGAGTAGTCCTTCAAATCATATAGTTTTGTCAGTTTGAGTGACAAAAAGCTGGACTTGTAGACATAAAGATGGTAAAATAATT